ATTTCATAAGTTGATTCAGTAAATGAACCACCACAATACTTTTCCGCATAATATTGTGCAACTTTTATTAACGTTGCTATGTAAGTATCTTCCGCAGAATGTGTAACTCTTAAATGTGTTTTAGCTTCAGCAGTTGTTAAAATTTCTGTTCCTGTTGTTGTTTTGGTTAGTCTAGCCATTATCTTTTTTTGTATTAAAAAATAAAAAGGAAGGGCAAAAACCCTTCCCCCTTATTTAAATAAAATAATATTAATTATGCTTCAGATAACTGAACAAATGCAGTATCATTTTGAACCGCATTTCCATCAACAAGTGATGTCACAACCATTCTTGCTTCTCCTGTTCCTGCGTTTGTGTATGGGTCAAATAAAATATCTAAACCTCCAAACTGTGCAATGTGACATTTTGAGAAATCTCCAAATAAAACGTGTGCTTTATCCGCAGTTCCATCAGATGCAACATTTCCTGAAACAAATGAAAAATATGAATTTACAGACTTGTCTATATTGTCATATAAAGCAGATACACCAGTAACTTGAACCGCAGTTTTTGCAGCAGCATAAGCATCAGCATCCATTAAATATGCCATTCTTGCACCCTGTAAATTAATACCATTTGCAATTAATGTTTGTTCCATACTAACCGCACTAGCAGCAGAAAAAGCAGTTGTAGGACCAGTTGCAGCATCTCTAAAGATTGATTCAGGACCATTTGAAACATCACCATCAGATTGTAATAATGCACTCTCTAAAGTAGATGCAATATTAGCTGCCATGTTTCTTCTTAAAGCAGCTTCAAGACCAGTGTTTTGTGCCATTGCTTCAGCAGATACATTAACAATAGAAATCATTTTCTTTGGTGATAATGTAATTGAACTTGCAGTTCCATTTGCAGCAGGTGCAGAACCACCAGTTTCAGCAACGAACCCTGAATTTATACTTGAAAAAACTGGAAATTTCATGTTGTTTAGACCACCATAAAAATTTGCCCCTGCACTAGCAAGAACCAAATTGTTTTCTAACTGGTCTGTCCATGACATAACTTCAGTTGCATTTCCTGCTGATGTTGCAACCGCAGCTCTAGTTGTTAAAACTGATGATGGTATTCCAATCCCTTTAAATGATTGACCTGTGTATCTAGCTTCATTTCTAGCTTCTTGGTCCATCTCTTTAACAAGTCCCTCCATTCGTCCTGAATATGCTTGTTTCATAGCATCTTGAAAGGAATAATCTCTTATTTCTTTAGATTCTTTTGTTGAAACTGTACTTGTAGATTTAGATGCAATACTTGCATTTAATTTCTCCATTCTTTCTGACCTTTCAATTTTTTTGTCTAGGTCTTTAATTGTAGAATCAAACGCATCAAATTCGTTTGTTTCTTCTTCTGTTAAGTCGCGCTTTTCTTCTTTTGCCTGACTTACAAGAGTTTCCATATTTTCAATAATGGTTGCTCTTTCTTGTTTAAAATTTAAACTATCCATTTTTTTTGTTGTTTTTAATTATTTTTAATTTTAATTCCATCAGGTTTCGTTTGTGCAAATCCTGTTTTATTTTTTGATTTTCGTGTTTTTCTTTTTGTAAATTCAAATTTCTTTGTGCTACACTTGAAACTTGTGCGGTTGCTTGAGGGTAAGCAGGGATTGTTACAGGAGATACGTCTATCAAACGAGCAACTTTTTCAATTGTTCTAATGTGTTCACCATCTTTTCTTTCCCATGAATCTTCTTCAACTATAAATCCAAATGATGATTGTGAGATGTTTCCTGCCCTTAAATTAATCAATAAATCATTTCCGTATGATAAACCTTCAGGAACATCAAAAGAGTATCTTAGACCTTTCGAATCAACACTTAAAGTCAATGAATTATTGTCTGTTCTGGCTAAAGGATAATTCATATCGTGATTTATTAAAGCTACAACAGAATCTTCCATAACACCATCAAATGCCCTTTCTGAAATTAATTCTCTAAAGCCACCTAGATTTTCTGATAATGAATTAAAAACAGAAGCATAACCAACAACCCTTCTTTCATTGTCTTGGTCTAATCTCATTTCAGTTGTAATAAAAGTTCTTCTTTCAAATCCTTCTTCTTTAGTTAAACTTCTATACATATCTTCATCATGGTCGCCTTTTGCAACTTCTTCTTCTTCAATTACTTCTTCAACCATTTCTTCATCTTCTTCATATTCTTCATCTTTTAAATAATGAATAACATAATGTGTTTCCGTTTCTTCAATTTTATCAATGTGCCTTTTATCTATTTTTTTCATATCAATATTTTTTTCTTCTTTTTCTATTTTTTCTAATTTTCTTTTTGACCATGTCCTCATGCTTTCACCACCCCACAATAAATAACTTATTGTTCCACATGCTTCATCATCAGAAGGATTGTAATATTCTTTTGCTCTAGACAAATAAGAATAAACTCTTTTTAAAACTGACAATGAAAATCCTCTTTTTGCAACTATATCTTTTGCACGATTTTTTCCAACCAAAGTTGCACATTTATTTCCTTGTTCTTTATTAAGTTTTATTCCACGTTTTGCGTTATTAACCGCAGATTGTGGATAGTCACTATAAGTTTTCGCCATCTTCTGTATTTCTTTTTTGTCCTGCTTCACCTAAATTTAAAGGAACATAATGTTCATCTAAACCTTTTACTCTATTTAAATCTTCAAATTCTCTAATTTCGTTAGCAGATAAAACCCCTATTTCAAACAATCGTCTATAATAATCACCTCTCGAATCAACATCTGCTCTTAATAATTCTGAAACTCTAAACTTGACATAAGAGTTTTTTTGTTCATTTACAGAAAATATTTTTCTGTTAAATTCCTGTTCAATATTAACTAAATATGGCATCAACGTATAAGTAACAAATTCAATTGATTGTTGTTCAATGTTGTTGTTTGTACTTCGTTCCAAATCCATTATCATATGTGGTTGAACTCTAAATATTCTGGCTATTTCTGAAATTGTGAATGACCTATTTTTAACAAATTCTGCATCTACTAATGGAACAGAAATTGGTTTGTAATTTACACCACCTTCCAGAACCGCAGTTTGGTGTGATTTATAAACACCACCAAAACGATTGTTCCATGATGTTCTTAATCTTTGTGCAGATTCTTCTGTTAGTTTTCCATCAGTTTGCAAAACTCCTGAAAGTATTGCACCATTTTCAAAAAACTTTGCACCAAATTTTTGTGTTGCTAATCCTAAACCCAATGCTTCTCTACATGCAGTAATTGGTGATTTTCCCTTTACTCCATCAAAAGATAATCCAACAAAATGCAAAACTTCTTTGCTTTGATAAACCTTATCTTCATCTTGAATTGTATAATAAGATTTACCATCCGCACCAACTGAAACTTCAACTCTATCTGGTTCAATAATTTTAAAGCTAATAGGTCTACCGCCACCATTTCTTTCAATTAAGGCATAAGCATTTCCATACAATAATAAATGACATACCATAGTGTTCCTGAATTGAAAACTTGTGTAATTCTCTGAAGGGGCATTGTGTAACAAATTCTGTAAGGGTGAATCGTAAGAAATTTGTTTTGCGCCCTGCTTATCTCTATTGTACACATTTAAGGGCAAAGATGCAATCGTAGAAGATATTAAATTAACCGCACTCCATACCGCAGTTAATTGCATTGCTCCTTTTTCAGAAACAGGAACACCAGATGATGCAATTCCAAATGAATCTAAAAAGTTTGTTGTACTTCTTTGTTCTTTTTTTGGAAATAAAAAATCAAATACACCCATAGTTATTCTAGAATAATTATACTATATAGTAAATATTATTTAATTCTACAATAAACTTTTAAAAATTTAATGCTTTTATAATTCCTTTTGATGTTATTGGAATGTCCATTTGGATTCTGGTTGTTTTAATTCCTATTGTTGGAACATTTGCAATACCTCTTTTAACATGACTTTGAAATTTTATGGCATCTTTTTTATTTGCAAATGCTTTATGGGATTCATGTTCAACTGAATCATCATGTTCATAAGTGTTGTATTTTACAATATATACTTTAATAATTTTTAGTTTTTAGTTATTTAATAATTCGGTTTTAGTAATCGGTTTTTTCTTTTGTTTTGATTTTACAATTAAGGATAGGGAAAGGAGGTTGAAACACTACTAACATTCCTCCTCCCCTAACCTGCAAGACTATAATTGTCTTGCAACTACTCTTACATGACCTGCAAACTTCTCACTCCATTTGCTCACTATATCATCAACCTTGCTTTCAAACTTTGTGAAAGAATCATTTGTAGAATCAGACCAAAGAATCCATCCTCCCTGTGCATTGTCTTGTCTTAATGATTGACCACAATCTCTGTTGATGTCTTCTGCAATTTCTTTGTTTGTTATTACAACTCCACACCATCCTGCATCAAGAACTCTTGGTGCATCTTTCTTCCAATCTTCTGAAAGAACTTCCAATGAATCTTTGAAACCATAAAAGTTGTTGATTGTGTTTTTCATTTTTTGTTTTTTGATTTCTTGTGGACATGGAACTGCAAATGTTTTTCTTTTCTCTATCTGTGAATTGATTTTGGTTATGTCTGACAATAACATCTTCCATAGTATAAAAGAATCAACAATAAGTTCTCCCATCTCAACCTCTAATGGTTCATTTGAATTTCTTAAGTCATTGATTATTTTCTCACTTCTTTTGAACCATTCAGATGTTTCTCTGTCTGTTGTTTGGTCTAATGCAAACAACAATCCTGAACCCATCATTGCATTTGACAATTCAAGTGCAGTTCTTCTCAATGAGTTATTCCATTCTTTTTGTTCTCCATTATCTGCTCCTAATTGGTGCAATTCAACATTGTTATAGTTTGAACCTCCTAATGAAAAATCTTTTACATCTAACATCTCCATTTCAAAATTCTTCCATTTGTCATAGTATTCAACACAAGATTTCTTCATATCCTTAAGGACCTTGATGTTTCTTTTCAATGCTTTCTCAATGTTTCTGTTTGACTGAATTTCACATGCTTCATATATTTCAAATTCAGTTGGTGTGCTTGTATCTGTTTGTGAAATACATGTAATGAAGAAGTGAATTAATTGTGCAAGTGTGATAAATCCATATCTTTCAAGTTTATAAGCAACTATTGGACAAGTGAAGTAGTCTGCAAACAGGATTTGAGATGTATGAACTGAACCAAAGACATATTTGTTTGCACCTATTTGAACAAAGTCTGCTTTTAAACATTCTGCAACTGCTTCTTCTTCTTTTCTCCATTCTAAAAACTCATCTCTTTGTTGTGCAGTCTTTATAGTTTCAAGAGTTGCCCAATCTCCTTTCTTTGGAAGATTAGCAACAAAAGTTGATTTCCCTTTCTCAAATCTTTCTCTTGTTGCATCCTCTCCAACAGAATCTATGTTGTTGTTAAATACTATTGATGAATGAATTGCTCCTTTTGTGATTTTTGTAGTGTTCTTTGTAGTGTTCTTTGTAGTGTTCTTTGTAGTGTTCTTTGTAGTGTTCTTTGTAGTGTTCATTTTTAATTTTTTAGTTTTTTTAATTTAGTAACCAACTTTAA